TTCCTAATGCGTACTTGGTGTTACCTAAGTCTTTGGCCAGGTCACTCACATCTACACCTCTTTGCTACGTGTCTTGCAACGGTACTTGAACTTATGTCATATTTGTGTTTACGAAGAACATCCGTAAGCCATTCGCAAGAATAGACCTTAGACCTTCCTGAACCAGCATCATGCCTAATCATCTCAATGGCTTTATCCAAAGCTTCAGCAGCTTCTTCATCCATTTGAGTACGGATCTTAGTTAGCCCACAATCTAATTTAGAATTATGAGTTTTAGGCGACACCAGGTCATCAACCAGTGATGACTTTTGCTCCATGTTGTGCTCCTGACGGTGACTTAATTAAGCAGCTTTAGTGCTTCCGTCAGTATACACATTATTGCTTTTGTTTGTGCGGTTAATGTGCTTCTTAACTTTATTCATAAGATTTACCAACTCTTCCTCATCGGCAAATCCACGTACAGAAACACGTGAAAGATAGTTAAGAATTGAGTGGTAATCGTTGGCGTTCATAGCTTCTCCTGAGTTGTTGAGACATGAACTCTACCAAAGACTTTTGATTACGGGATACAAAAAGGACGGGGAATTACCCCCGTCCTTTCTCCCTAGTGTAAGCAAGAAGCTTACAGATAGGCGCGATCAGTCGTAGACGACTGTCGGATTCGGGCGCTTAGCGTAGCCACCCGATCCATAGGCATACTCAAAGGTAGGCATGCCTTCACCAGACATTGTTCCTTGAACAAAGTCACCAAGCATTGCTGGGGCTTCAATCCAAGACGACGAGCCAACATGAGCGCGCTCACGCATGGTTTCTTCGGCGTACTTGTAAAACATTTCGGGGTTGTTATGGTTGTTCCGGCCAGGTGACGGAGCTGTGTCTTCGTAGGCACCTACACCAAAGTCGTACGGGACGTCGGTGTCAGTTGCAATGCCTTCTTCAAAACGAAGCGGTCCACGGTTGCCAGGGACACTAGGGGCGTAAGTACGCTCAAAAGTTGTCATTCCGGTTTCTGGGAACATGGGGTTGGGAGCTACCTGCATATGTATCCTCCTAAGGAATACTCATTTCTTTTTTTAAATATTACCACTTTTTATCACCGTCCGAAGAAAGGTGATTCACTAACAGTGATAGTAGGCATTGTATCAGTTACAGATAGGGAGCATGCGATGGCCAGGGAGTCTGGGTAGTCGTCAAAAGCCCCACGTTCGTCTGGGGCTGCTGCTAATAGATAAGGTCCTCGGTAGACCTTTTCTAGGTCAGACATCTGCTGGTTAAACTTCTTCCAGTTTCTGGTACGCCTTGCCTTAGAGTGCCCTGGAACAACCAACTGATTACGTTGGATTAACTCAGTTAAATGAACCCAACGCTCATTTTGAGTCTTAGCATCAGACGACACGGCTGTAACCTCGATATGAGGTAACAAGATCTGTAGACGTTCTGTAACAGCTCCACCTACACCCTGAGCGTCAATGCCTACTCTGTAAACATCGTAGTTACGTAAAAAGTCAACAATCTCAAAGTACTGCTGTTCCCACTCTGTGTTGTTGATCTCTAGCCAGTTGAGGATTCTGTGTTCGTAAAAACCAAACCCATCTGGGTGATCCCAGTCAACCCATACTGCTGTTACAACAGTTGAGTCATTAGTACGAGCAACGTCAATACCAGCCACAATAGGGGTACGCCACCATTGTTTAACCAGAGGCATAGAAGAGTCATACATTTGAGATAGGCGCTCGTCAGTGACAAACATACCTTTTTCTAAAATCCACTTATTACAGTAGGACATCTGGAACTCATCAGAGTCTTCGCCAATGCGTACTTTTTCTTTAGAAATAAACTTGGCGTAGTTATCGTTGTACTTTGAAGCTACGCGATGGTCATACTCAAAATGAGCCTGACGGTGGTTACGCTTCCCATTGATATCTCGTCTTTTGTTGTACTGGATCATCTTATAGAAATAAGACTTATTCCTAGTTGCTGTTCCAGTAAGAACAATTGAACCGTTGTTGAACGCCAACATTGGTTTAATTGACTTTGCAATCATAAATTCGTCAGCTTCTTGAGCTTCGTCAATCATGACAAAGTGGTAAGTCTTAGATTCAATCTTTGCTTTAGGGTTACAAGTCTGCATACGGCAGAGCGACCCAGAGTGCTTAAGGCTAATAATGCGGCCCTTACCACGTGACCCACCTGATGTAGCTTTGTCATCAATCTCTGGATCAAGCAGGAAATCCATGGCGTGTTCACTGGTTAGTTTGTTAACGATGCGGCTAAACACAGTGTCTGCCTGGTCTTCAACAGGCGCAAAAACACCACACCAGAAACCTTTTTCAAACTTGCCTAACCACGTTGGGTACACCTTTGAAAGTTTAGGCAATATAACCATCATAGAAGCCATAACATTAGAAAGAACCTCAGACTTACCTGACTGACGGGTAGCCACTAGGGTCATTTCTTCACCATCACCAAGGACAATTGATTCAATAATTCTGTAAGCAATTGGTACTTGATATGGGAATAGTTTGATATTACAAAATTCTTCTGTAAACAAAATCAGCTTTAAAACTAGCTGGTCAACAAACTCTGCAGAAGTTTCATCTAACTCATTAGAGTCATCAAGTCCCTGCTCTTGTTCTTCATTAAGTTGCTCTTCAATTGATGTTTCATTTATCACTTCTGGACTGCAATTCTTTCCAGATCTCATCCAGCATTGTGATTGCTTGTGAAACTTCATCTGGCGCGTCTTTATAGCGCCAAGAGTCATACGCCTCGCCAAGATGCATAATGGTGGTATTAAACCAGTTCTTTAACTGTTGAGTTTCCATGTTAGAAACACGGGGAATAGAAGAACCTTTGAATTTTTCTTCAGCTTGTTTTTTCATGAACAGTTTCATTACCAGTCTCCAATTTCCCCAGGTGGTGTATCCATTATGCGGCCCTGCACAGCGTACAGCAAGCCTTCTTCATCTGCAAGAGTTTTGGGTGAGGCACACAATCCAATTTGGAAAACGTACTTTTTAATGCGTATCTGAATACCCTTACCAGTTGCCCATGGTGCAGAAGTTTGGCGCATAAAAGCAGTTGACAATACTTTGTCTTTTGATGTTCCTGTGTCCCTTAATATCCAATAAACTTTCCCAATTTTATACAAACTATTTAAATACATCTTTTTTGCCACGTTTTTTGCTCTTAACTGTTGATTTTTTGACCCTTGGTGGTGGGGGTGTAACAACATCTCTTGGAGAAGTCCAAGATAGGTTGAATAGCCAATACTCTTCTTCTGGGTGAAGTTCAGTATACCTAGTTCTATCTCCCTCTGAATATAGCCTACCAACGCCAGCACTTCTAACTGATCTTCCAAATGATTTTGAATTTCTTATGGCGTTCCACATCTCCCTGGATACACCAGAAAATACATACAAAGTTCCAGTAGTTGTTTGGGACTTAGATGGCCTTGCAAATGCAACAAGTAAATCACCAACCACAGAAAGTAAAGTTATGTCTGTTTTTTCTGGCAGTCCTTTAAAAAGTGGATCAGCTAACTCTGTCATTGCAACTTCTTCCATGCCAGTTGGAATCCACTGCATGGCTTGTACTGCTGTTGACTGAATTGATTTTGCAGCACCATAGTATTCTGGGTAAAGGTCAGGGCGGTGTGTTTCTCTGTCACCTTTTGTAGACTGCTCAATAAAGTCTAAAACCTCAGGTTCAGGTAGTTTGGGTTTTTCAACCTCTTTAGGTTCTTCAATTGTAGGTTCTTCAAAGTCATCTGAAGGTGGAGTATCAGTCCAGTCGTACTCTGGCTCTTCTGCTTCTATGAGGGCTTCGTCGTATGCGCGTTCTTCTTCAGAACGAAATAGTTGTTCGCGCCTACCGCTCTCTTCAAAAAGCCTTTGGGCCTCTTGTTCTCTTTCTATAATTCCCTCTAGTGCGCCAGTGAGGTCGAGCTTTTTGCGCGCCACTTGTACTCCTTATAATCAGGTTTTAATGATGTAGTTAAGAACTATATAAGGTTGCAAGTTGTTATGTGCACCGCCGCCACCCGTACTATTGTCAACACTAGCAGTGTGTACGTGGTTTGGCGTTGGGTGAGTATGGCTTTGAAGAGAGTGAGAGTGCCCAACACTTGCTGTAGACGTTCCACCTGGATCTGCTACTGCAGTAGTTATAGTAGAGGTGTTATATGGTCCATAAACATTTAAACCTTGAGAACCAGCCAAGATATAGGCGTTACCATCACCTGTTTGGCGCACAACAAGCGTACCATTTGTAACTGTGTGGCTATGTGTATCAGTAATATCATGGCTATGGGTTACACTTTGATCACCAGTACTTGCTGTAGCACTTGCAGTGGTTGTGCCCGCTCCAGAAGATGTCCACGTTAAACCATGGCTGTGCGCAGCAAGTTGTGCGCTAGTTAGTGTATGGGTTTCTGCACCACCGGTAGCACCAAGGGTGGCAAAAGTGCCAGAAGTATTCTTACCTACTGGAACTCGTGTCTGCAAGTTTGGAAGATAGTAAGTAGTACTTGAGTGCGTGCCATAGGTGTCACCTACTACAGTAGCAAGTGCTCCATAAACACCACTTGAGAATGAAGCACCATTACATAGTAAGTAACCAGCAGGTGCAGTAGCGCCCGCATACTGTTGGATTACACCTGGTGGTACAACTTGTTTCCATGCAACACCACCAGCAGACGCACTGGAATCAGCAACTAATGACTTACCATCTGTAATATCTGATGAGGTACTTGTTGGAAGAGAAACCCTGGTATAAGAATTGTTGGCTTGACCAACCAACAAGTCACCTTTAGCATCAATACTTGAAGAAGCTAAAAGAATACTTGTATCTATACCAAGTTTAACTGCTCCACTAAAACCAGCAGAGGCTGCATTACCATAACCAGTTGTGCCTACCTCATATGCCAAACCAGTACCAGCAATAACAGATGTAATGTCACCTGCTGCAGCAGTTTCCAACAAGTTCCACGTTTTTACACCATCACCAAATTTAATGAGCTTGTTTGTACTTTCGTAACCAAGTTCACCAAGTGCAAGGATGGGGTTTGACGTAGACCACTCTGTAGCAGTACCACGCCTAAATTGAATTCTAACAGCCATTAAGGGCTCCTTATCAGCCGAACATCTTCTTCCATGTTACAGGACCGACGGAGCCGTCTGCAGT